AAAAATTTATAGTAGTAAGTGCACCTACAGGTATAGGTAAAAGTTTTATACCAGTAACCATAGGCAATAGTAGCAATCGACCAAGTGAAGGGTTTATAAGGAAGATAGATAGCTATAACGCCTATAGACAGGATCATCATGGAAATTATACCTATTCAGTAGAGTGTGAATCTGAACCTCCTTTTGGGTCTTTTATATTAACTATTACAAAAAATTTACAAGATCAATATAGTCAGCTTTTTCCCTATCTACCTATACTAAAAGGAAAAACGAATTATTGTTGTAATATAGATACAAATTATGACGTTGAGACAGCTCCCTGTTTATTTGTATCTAGATTAAAGGAAGAATGCTGGGAAAAAAATAAATGTAACTATTATAATAATAGAAATAATGCTCTCAAATCCACAGTCTCTGTACTTAATTATAAAATGTTTCTCTCTTTACCTTCTCATGTAAAGAGAAAAAATTACATCATATGCGATGAGGCAAGTGAATTAGAGCATGAGATAATTAAGCAGTATAGTGTTTACATAGAATACCAAAAATTAGAAGAATATAAGATACAGTTCAATAAGCTGTATAGTGAAAACTATAATCAGGTTAAAGTGTGGCTTCTGGACTTAGCTTTTAAGCTTACTGAGCAAATAAACCGATTAGTTGGTAAGAAAGATAGTAATATTGTAATAGGAGAGCGTAAAAAAATAATATTTTTAAAAAATCTTTTTAATTCAATAATGACAATAGACCGCCACTGGGATCAAATAGAATGGATAGTAGAGAGAAATGGAAGGTTCGTAAAACTTACACCGCTATCTACTGATATTTTAGCTCAAAATATTTTTAATTATGCCGATCAAGTAATTTTAATGAGCGCTACTATCATTGATCATAAAACTTTTACTAAAAATTTAGGTATTAAAAAGTACTCCTATATTGAAGCTGCCTCGCCTTTTGACCCATCTAAAAGCCCTATATATGTTACTTCAAGCAACAAGCTAAACCATAGCAATTTGGATAAAAATATTAACATTCTAGCTAAAAATATTAAGTCTATATGCGAAATGCATAAAAATCAAAAAGGAATTATCCATACTCACAGTCTTGAAATTACAGAAAAACTCAAACCACTGCTACAGGAAAATAATAGATTTTTATTTCGAGATAGAATTACTACAAACGAAGAAATAATACAACAACATTTAAATTCATCCGAACCTACTGTTCTTATAAGTCCTTCATTAACCCACGGCGTCGATCTAAAGGATGAACTAGCTAGATTTTGTATTATTGTAAAATTACCTTATTTACCGTTAAATGATAGGAGAATTAAAAGAAAATTTACACTTGACAAAGAATGGTATGAAAATACTATGCTTAATAATCTAGTACAAATGTGCGGCCGTACAACTAGAAGTAAAAACGATTTCAGCTCCACGTATTTACTTGATGGTCATGCGCCTAGAGTCATTACTAAATGTAAGAATAAATTGCCTAAATACTTTCTCGACAGAATATACTAATACTTCTGCATTTACATTAAATAATATGTAATGAAACAGAAGTCATTTCATTTTGAAGTAAAAGATCTTTTAGTTCAATTTTTGGCCGCATTCGATAATGTTGTCATTAATAGATATAACAAAAATAGAGAAGCAAAAAATCAATTACAGGTTAGATATGTATATGCCCCCAAACAAAGAGTTTTATTTGATTTAATTAATCCAGGTCAAAACATAACACTACCTGTCGTAAGTGTTACAATAAAAAGTATTTCTAGAGATAATGAAAGAGTGTTCAACAAAACGGCAGGTTTTTTTGCCCCCAGTACTCCCTACGAAAGAAATCCTACCTATTTAACTAATTTCTATAGATCCCCCGTACCAGTTAATATTACAGTAGATATGAGCATACTTGCTAGATATCAAACAGATATGGATCAGATTTTAAGCAATTTTATACCATTTAATAATCCTTATATAATATTAAGTTGGACAGTACCTAAGAAATTTAATTTACCGTATACACAGGAAATAAGAACTGAAG